TTCAACCATTGCCATTTCTAAGTAATCTTCAAATCTAAGTCTTGTTTCAGACTCAGCTTTTAGATACCATAAATAACCTCCAGTTCCATCTTCAGTAGCAACTTCTACCCAACCGATCTGAGCAGTGTCAGAACCGTTAACAGTATATTGGCTTCTAATGATTATTGGAGAGTTAACAAATGTGCTAAATGCAGGATCCACAGTTACCATAGGATTAGCATTTTGATCGATAGCGTTTGCTCCAGAAATAGCATTAACAGTAGAACTTCCTTTTTGGAAATCAGAACCATAAACAAATATTTTTAAAGCACCAACTAAACCTAATAAATTAGCTACAGTATAAGGCTGTACAACTAATTGTCCACCAGTTGCAGCTGCAGAATCTCTAGTATCAGAATTAGTTACTAAACATTTTGCTTCACCACCGAAATTATCCATAACAACAATAGTTGCGCCTGGAGAAATTACATTTAATATTGGCACAGCAGCGTTAGCAGCTGTAACAGGTATTTGTAATGTAAGACCAGCACCACCAACTTGAGTTACTCCATCGTATGAAATATGCAATCTGTTTTGTTCAGACCAAATTACTTGATCAGATGTCATTGGCATTTCAGCGCCAACCATTCTTAAGAAACCAGATAAAGTTCTGTTTCCATATCTTTCTACTTCTGCTTCATAAAGCTCTGGTAAATATTGTTGTGAAAAATTCACACCATTTGCTCCAGCAAAGTTTAAGTAGTTACTTGCCAACGTTTGTTGACTTTGACTTGGTATAATACTACCAAATTGAGGACTTAAAGCCATAATTTTAATTTTTTTTAGTTAAATTTTTTTGTTTTAATTTTTAATTTTGTTGAATCTAATCCACTAATAGCTTTTACTTTTAATCCGTTTATAAAAACATTTCCATCGGCAACTTGCCTAGGTCCGTCTTGTGATGGGTTTTTGGAAGTTTGGATAATGTCTTTGACACCGTCCGCTTTCCCTTGCTCGTAAAAATGATGAGCGATTTTATCAGCATTCATAGCAGCATACATAGCTTTGTGGTAACCCGCTGGATCAGTTAAACTACCTTCTTCATTAGTATATTTACTAACAAAGTTTTGTACGTCAACCTGCGTTTCACCCACTTTACCAGGATCTTTAATACCGTATCTAAATTTCTTTTCACCAACATTGAAGTCAAAACCTTTGAATTCGTTACTGAAAAGTTTTTTTGTACGATCTCTAAAATCCCCATGTAATCGTGTTGCAGTTTCTTGTTGCTGCTTGTATTGGTCATAAAAACTAATAGCTTCTTGTTGTTCTTGAGTAACGCCCGGTCTCAACTTGATCTCGTCGTAATATTTACTTTTTGAACTTTCTAAATAGCTTTTAGCATTTGCAACCTCTTCCTTAAACGCAAGTTTCTTCTTACGTATATCTCTTGGCTCATCTACATCTTCATCAAACTCAAAATTATCTTCCATTAAGAAACTAATTTCTTCTTGATCTAAATGAGGCTTTGCCTTTGTATAATATTCTCTTAAAACATCTTTAGGACTGTAATCACCGTAGTCTTTGTTTAAAGCTACGTAATCTTGTACAGTTCCACCAGTTTCTTCCATAAATGAAACTAGCTTTTCTATGTTTTCTGGTAAAGGCTTGCCTAAGACTTTTTCATCTCTTTTAGCTTCTTTAACATCTTGTGTTATTTCCTTTACTTCTTCTTCTGTTATTTCTTGGATTGGGGTAACTTCTTCAATAGTCTCGCTGGACTCTGGTACTTGTTTGTCCACTTCAGCGCTATCTCCGGTTTGTTCGCCCACATCCACCGTCTCTGTTTCTCCGATCTGAATGGCATCGTCTTCTTTTTTTAATGCATCTTTAGGAATTGTAACTTTTGTAACTTCAGGTATAACTTCACCTTGAGCTTCTGGTTTAGTAAGATCTACTTTTATTAAGTTGTCTTTACTTTGATTTCCTAAATTTTTAGGTTTCTTTTTTTTGATTTTAAACTCACCTTCTTGCTTGATAGGCTCGTTTACTTTTGTTTCTTCTGACATGATAAAATATTATATAATTATTAAATGTTAACTAGGCGGCATCATATTTTGTAAACCAAACGTGCCTAGTTGTGATGAGTCTGAACCTTCAAAATCTACAGGTGCAGAATCGTTTTGTCGTTGATTTATTAATTGACTTTGTTGAGTTCCTTGTAGTTTAACTCTTTTGTCTTTTCTATTTTCTATTTCTTTTTCTTTTTCACTTTCAACACCTAGCTTTATTTGAGCTAATTGTTTTTGATATTCAAACTCTTGAGCCATTAACTGTTGCTTAACAGTAAGCTCTGTTTGCATACGTTGTATTTCAAATTGAGATTTAGCTTGTTCTACTTGAACTTGAGACTCTGTCATTGCTTGGCTTTTTTGAACTTCAGCCATAGCTGCTGCTTCTGATGCTTTAGCATTTGCTTGTGCTTGTGCTTCAATCATTTGCTTTTGCTGTGCTTGATCTCTTTTTATTTTGTGTTTTCTTTTTTGCTTTAATAATTGATTAGCTAGTTTTAGATTTTTTATTTGTCTAATATCTATAGCATCTTCAAGATCTATACCACCGTTCTTTAAAGCAATTTGAATGTTTTGTTCTAGCTGAGCTTTTTCTTCTTCGTCTGGTTCTAATTCTAAGAATATACCAAAGTCATGCAAGTTTAAATTACTTATTTCTCCTAGTGTTTGTGCGTTGTATAAAGATATGCTTTCAATTAAAGCATTTTTTGTTAAAGGAAAAGCTAATACATCTGCTAGTTTTAAAGATACATTTTCACATATTCTAAGAGCTAAATATAAGCTAGCTTGATTAATATGTTTAGTAGCTATATTAGATTGATTAGCGGCCATTTTAGCTATGCCTACTAAAGCGTCTTTGTCTGGTAAACTACCATCACGAGCTTCATTAAGCCCCGTTACATCTCTTATCATTTGTAGATAATAATTGTAAGTCATTATTAAACTTTGTAGTTTTGCGCCACTAGCTGATGATGTTAATTCTTGAATAGGCACTTTACCTCTGTTTAATTCACCGTCTTGTGTTAATGATCTACCTACAATAGAACCAGTTTGAAAATACATATTTAATGCTTCAGCTGGATTATAGTTTGTGCCGTTACCTAGATCAACTTCTGCTAATCCATCCATGTCTAAGAACACACCATCAGGTACCATTCTTGACAGAACTTGTTGCATTTTTAAATGAGTTAATTGAATCATATCAGCAAAACCAGTTATCTTGCTAACTAAAGATTCTATTCTACCTTTGTACATTCTAGGTGCACATAAAACATAATTCATTTCAACCTTAGTACTATCTGAGGCTGGTCTTGTCATGTTCTCGGCTAACTCCCACTTTAACATAGTATTAGTGCCTAAAACTTTAGCGCCACTGTATAATACTTCAATACTTCTTGATACTCTATCATAAGTATCAGCTGGTGGTGGATTAAACTCATCTGTTTTTTGAATTACTTTTTCTAAACCATTATCTGTTTGTTTTAATTTAAAAACTTGGTTCATATAAGTTTTATATTCAAAATATAAAATCTGTACAGTGTTAGCGTCGTAATTACCCCAGCCAGTTATATACTGCCTGTTACCTGGCATCTGTTGAATTTTTTGTAATTCTTCTTCACTAATTTGCGGAAACTGTTTTTTAAGTTCCGGAATAGTTATAGACTTAACTTCACCAACGTAATACACGTCTTCAAAATTAGGATCATTTGTATAGGAATAAATAACATGTGCTGGATCTACGTAATCAACCACTATGCCATTTGATTTGTTAAAGCTAGTTTTAGAGCAACCTATACCACAAACAACTAAGTCTTCGTTTAATCTACGTTTAGTTAGCTCCCATCTATTTTTAGCTAATGTAGTTGATATAGCTTCTTCTTCTGCTATTTCGATAGACTGCTTATAGCTTAATTGCATGTGAAGCTCAAGTTCTTCTTTTGTTTGAGGCAATAAAGGTGGTGGTATGTTTGATTGAGATGCATCAATACCTAGTGTTTTTTGGGCTAAAGCTATTTGCTCTCTAGCAAACATATCTTCAGCAATAGATGTAGCGTAGTTTGTTCTTTTCTTTACAGACTCAGGGTCTTGTGAAAAAGCTTTTATATCAAATTCTTTTTGTGATATACCGTTAACGACTATGTTTACAAACTTTGATATAACCGGCACTGGCTTCCAGTCTAAATTAAGATAAGACAAATCACCGTTTATAGATAACTCATCTTTATATTTTTGTGTTGATTGTTCTCCTCTAGCGTACAGTCTTAAATTATGAAAGTTATTCCAACTTGTCAAATATCTATTACCATTAGTTCTTCCTTGATCAAACCATTCAGTCTCAATAGCGGATGCTACTTGAGATCCATACTCCAATGAAGCTTTTTCTGCATCCGGTACTACCTGACTTGGAAAAGCACTATTTGAATTAGTATATATTTTCATTTATTCAATTATTTTTGACAATGTACCTTTGTTATTATATTTTTTAAAACCTAAATCGTAAACCTCTCTTTGAACTATAGGATTAGGTCTGTATTTGTTTTTGTTGCAAGCCATTATAGCTAGGCCTGAACTAATAGAAGCATCATGAGAAGTTCTATTGTTTATATTAAACTTAGCCCAATCTTCTAATGTTCTTTGAAAATATACATCACCATAATTACCGTCTTCCTTTAAACCTACATGTTCTTCTATGTAAGACTCAATAGCAGCGGCGTGCGCTTGTTTAATATCTTCACTTGAATTAGGTATTCCACCTATTTCTCTTTCTGTTGTTGATAACTTATTATATTTTTTATCAGGTCTATTAATTGAATAACCTCTATAACCTCTTCTTTTAAAATAATATAAAAGTCTAGGTTTGTTATTCTCAGCTAATATAGGCATGCCGTAAAATACGCAAGCCATTAGCACATCTTCAAAAAATATTTCAGCTGTTTGCGGTCTAGCAATGTATTCTAAAAAGAAATGATTAATAGGAACGTTGTCCATACTAAATTTAGTTAAACCTGTTAACGCGCCATTAGATCCTCTTCTATCAACCGTACCTGATATATCATAACTATCACAACCAAAAGCACCGGCGTGTTCATTACCGGGCCATTTTAATCCATTTTTAATTACAACTTTATTTTGCATTTCAAGTGAAGGTATCCAAGATACAAAAAATCTACCTTGTTTGCTTGGCATAAATAATACTTTAGTATCTTTTACACCATTTACCCACTGAAAATTACCTTGTGTTATTATACCACTGTTTTTTAAATCAGCGTTCCAATCTATTTGTTGGTATATTTTAGTTAGATTAAATAAAGATGATTTTGCTTCATCTCTAAAAGCGTGTTCTTCGGTTCTTGGAAATTGACGATAAAATTCGTTTAAACCATCTTGATCTTCTTTTAAACCATTTACTTCATTTTGCCAATACTCTATTACACCTATTTTTATTTTAGTTCCGTGAGGATCTTCAGCTGGTTTTTTTGGCGTGTCGAAGACAGGTATGCCATAAGAATCAATGTATCCTTCGTAATTCCATTCCATAGGTATGAACAAAGAATATAATCCCGAGCTAGTCTGTCCATTGGCGTTTCTTTTTGTAACATCTGAAGCATTATATAGTTTTTTAAAGTTATCTCCTCCTTTGTCAAGTGAGTTTGATGTACTTCCCATCATGCATTTACCGATAACTTTACTACCTAATCTAAGGGTAGTTTTTGTAACACGCCAGTTATTTAATATATTGTTTGGTCTTTCCCATTTACCTGATTCATCATGAACCAATAGCTTAAGTTTTTCACCATCATAAGAGTTGTCTCCTGTGTTTTTCCAGTCAATAGTGGTGTCCAAGCCTGTGATCTCTTGTAGCTTTGTGTTATCATCAAGTTTTCTACGCGTGAATTTAGAAGCAGGTACTCTGTATGCAAGTTCGGTTTTTGGTCTATCCATACCGTCTTGTATTGGTTTAAAGAAAAACGGGTAGTTAACGGATATTGGTACAACTTTGTCTGTGAACATTTTTTTTGCATCAGGACCAGACTTTGACAATATGCCAAATCGTGAATCCGTGGATATTGTCGCAAGGTTAACTGATTCAGCTGAGGACATAAATGAGAATCCTGATCTACGGTTTTTAAGATAACACATTCCGTAAGATCTTGTGTCTGCTTTGCAAGCTTCCCAGAATATATAGAATAATCTGTTTGACTCCCTAAAGTCTGGTTGCCCAACATCAATTTTACTCCACTGCAAGTACATGTAATGAGTACCAGTAATATAAGTAGGAACACTTTTGTTAGTGAACCAAAAACCTTCTTCACGTCTTGCAAATTCTTTATCAATGTAGTCATACCATTTTTCTTTAAAATCTAAAGGGTATTCTTCCCAGTCAAATACAGATTTAATTTTTTTTAATTGTTTTGGATATTGTGAATAAGTCCATTTGTTATTTTCAAACTCAACAATATCACTCTTTTTTGGTAAAGCTATTTTTAAGTTTTGTATTTCATATACATCACCTATTTCACCGGTTTTACTTATAATAATTATATCGTACTCATCATTATATCCGTACTCCCATTTCTTATATCTATTCTTATGTTTTAAAGTTTTAGAATCTACATAGTTATTTAATACTTTATATAGTTGCTGATCGTACATTATTTAGATCTACCTTCAGCAAAACCTTTAAAAGCTTTTTCTTGCTTAGCTTCTTTAGGTTTTTCATCTAACATATTTTGTTCTTCTATAATACGGTTGTGTATTTCAAAAGCATCAAATATACATAATTTTTTAGTTGCCGCAGCATTCTTCAATCTATCAGCTGATATATCTTCGTCTGAATCTACAATAGCTTCTTTAGCAACTTTAATAAGTTCCTCAACTGCTATGTGCCCAGCTTGGATTATATTCAACTTCGTTTCCTTTGTGTTCATACTTTATAACAATATCATTTGATTTCATACAATATAAACGCTGTTCATCTACAATAAAGTCATACTCACCATATGGAGTATATCCAACAGTGTCACCCTCGTTTATTCCTAGCGCTTCTAATGAGCTATTACTTATTTTTAATATACCAATAAGTTTTTTCTCTTTAGCTACTTCTAATCCGTCTTTTATTTTCAACGGTTTTATAAAACATCTATCATTTATAGAGTTCCATTTTTTATTTTTCTTATAAAGATACACTTGATCTAAAGCACAAAAATACAAACCATCCATAAAGAATGATCTACTTTTCTTTTTAATACCTTTCATATCGTAAAATGTACGAAAAACATTATGATGTATTATTATTAAATCACCTTTTTTAATAGGAGTTTTATATGCTTTAGGTGTTTCCACAACTTCAGCTACATTGTTTACAAATTTAAAACTTTCTACCTTAGTATTTAATATAATTTTTTTATCTCCTATAGATTTTTCATTGTCATATTCTTCTCCTACAGGTTTAACTATAAAGTCATATAAACTTCTCATCAATACTCTAAATCATATTCAACTGATATTGCCATGTTAGAATTAAATTTTTTCCATGGCAATATTTCGTTGTTTTTTTTGATGTGTATATTATAAGATTTATCAGAATCATTTAGCAGTATATGCGATATTTCATGACCACCATATACTTGTTGCCCTACAGAATAATGCATAGCATCATTTTTGTAATCAGATCCGATACTGATCTTTCTAATATTATTTGTCATCTTCCTTTTCGATATCAGTATAACTACCGTCTTCTAAATTAATATTAACTTGACCATATTCTTCCTCAAGTTCTTTTTTAATTTCATCTAGACCTTTATTGTTTTCAGCCAACTTAACTAAAACTCCTTGCTTTTGAGTTTCAAGAACACCTATTGTTCTTAGCATCTCATTTTGTTCTGTTGATTGTTTTACAATTTTTTCTAACTGTTCGCTTTTAATCTTTTTTACTTTGCTCATAATTTAATTTAATTTAATTTATTGAATTCTTGAAACATTCCATTTGCTTCTTTTGTTAATACATTATTATTTAACGTATATTGGTTTAAAAATTTAACACCATTTAATACATCTTCATGCATTGTTTCTACTAAACCGTTTTCTTCATATAAAAAATCTTCATTTATAATCCACTCTTTGTTGAATTTAAAATTCCAGAACTTTAAAGATCCTATGGTTTTGTTGTGATAAATTACTAGTACTGTGTCTTCGTTTTTAACATCTTGCCACACACCTGCAAACTCTTCTCTATCTTGTGAATATGCAAACACAGAAAAGAAAAGACCTAATGTAATAATTAAGTTTTTCATTTGATTTGATTTAATTAATATTCCTACTATTTATTATTACTTATTGTTTTGAATTTTTCCACACCTCGTGATCCAAAATAAGCTATATAAACAGTTGTAAGTAACTGTTTTAATAATCCAATCCACTCTTGTTCTACAGTAAAAGATATTTCATGATGACTATCAACCCATATAAAAGCTATAGCCATAAATGATAAAAATATTAAAGCCATAGGACGAGTATTTTTACTTAGCCATGAATCTGACTTCATATCACTCTCCCAACGCTTTGTTATTTGACCCTCTGCTTCAGCATTAGCTTTATCCATTATCTCTTGGATTTGCTTTTTAATCAGCAGTTTTTCTTCTTCCGTAGTGGTTAACTTATCGATGACGTCACCAACTTCTTTGATAACGCCACCCGTAAGCCATTGAATTATTTTTTTCAAAAGTTATTTATTAATTTTGGCTAGCTTTATAAGCATCCTTAGCTTTTTTCCTTCCAGCATTTCGTATTGATACAGCTTCAGAAGGACTAAAATTATTACTTTCGATCCTAGTACGTGTAGCAGCGTCGCTACCACGTAACTGTGCCTTGACTAGTGAATTTGGAGTGTTTTGCTTGTATGCTGGTAATTTATTTAAAAAGTTATTAGCAGTTGAAGT